ACACGCTTAACAGAAGAAATTAGACGACGAGTAGGTTCAGGTAGAGCATCCCAATCCTTGATGAACCCGGAAGGACGGCCACAATTGAAGCTACCATCATCATCCATTAAATCATTGTTGTTAAATGTGTCTTGCGTAACAAAAACAGACTTTATAAACTTTCCCTTTCTACCATCCTTATCTGGACTAGAATAAGGAACCCAACGGGTATACCTGAATCGTTGTAAAAATGGGCGAAAAGTAATGCCTTCCGAATAACTAACTTGACCATTATTGTTTATAGTAAAAGTCCCACCTGAAACAACCTCCATTTGTCGTTTCTTGCCATTTGTATCTACTGTATCCATAATAGGCTGATGATTAATTTTCATGCGAGGAATAGTCAGGGGAGCATCTGTTTGCAATCCCATTCCCATAGCATTCGCCATTACTTCATAATTATCTGTACTAATTGTAGCCATCTGTTTGTCCATTTATTGATCCTTTCATAAGTTTGAATTTAACCATTATACATTAAAATGTCTTTTTGTCAAGAATATTCTGCTACCTCCATCCAATTATCTCCTATTTTACAATCCATATTCAATGGTACATCAAAATATAGTTCAAACTTTACCCCCAGCATAGTCTGTAATGCATTTTCTACATCACCTATACACTCTTTAACTTGAGCCTCTTCACCGGGATATGTGTCAATAACAATACTGTCATGAACGCTATTAACAATCATACTCTTTAACTGTTTCTTTTTTATTTTTTTTTCAACTAGCAATAAAGTAAATTGAACAATATCCGTAGATACAGATTGTACTGGATAGTTTTTAACTGCAGTAAAATATGTAATTCCTCCGTTGCTTCTACGTTTAGCATCAGGAAATGCAAATTGCCTTCCTGTGGGTGTTGTAACCATTCCTGTAGCCATTACTTCATTGGCTAGTGATCTATGCCATTCACCAATTCCCGTGTATTTTTGTACAAATTGTTGATAGTATGTTGCCTCTGCTGTTGTTCTTCCAAACCCCGTAGCACCAAATAGAGGGGCAAACGTGTGCTCCTTGGCTTCTTGTCTTGAGGTTTTCTGCCCTGCATCCGTAATAACTTTTGCAGTATAGCTATGAACATCAAACCCTGTGTTGATTTCGTTTTTGGCAATGTCATCCTTCCCTAAAAAAGCTGCTATTCTAAATTCAAGTTGAGCGAAGTCTGCCTCTATAATTTTTCCCCCATCCCAACGCGATTTAAAGACACGCTTTATTGGAAAAGTATTTCCTCTTGGCATATTTTGTAAATTTGGAGAATCAGAAGCCAACCTTCCCGTAGACGTTCTGTGTTGTACTAGTCTAACATGCAGCATACCATCTGTTTTCATATATGTTTCTATACCATCAACAAACGAAGATAGATATGTATCCAAAGCAGATAGCCTACGAACTTTGTATAAAAAGGATTGTTCTTTTACCATATTTTTTCTCTTGGCTACCTCCTCTAACATTTCTACGTTAGTTTTACTCGTACTGAACCCATGATTAGATACCCAACTTGCTGAAGGTGCAGAAAACTTTAACCCTGCTATTCTTTTTTGAGGTATATAGAGTATGCCCTTCTTGTTACACACCTTACAAAGTCTTTTGCCTTTTCCAATTGTTCCATCTTTCTTTCTAACAAAGGTAAACCCTCTTCCAAAACAATCTGAACATTGTATTGCTTTAGTTTTATACACAAGCCTACTGTTTTCTTTCACCACTGAAGCAAAATCTTTTTTCTTCATGTATTTTGAAAAACATTTTGACCAATTAGCCTTATCTATTGGCTTACAACTATATATAACCGTACTTAACTGCTCTGGAGAAGATAAATTTATTGGTGTATCTCCCATAAGCTCTACAATTTGCTCATTAAGTTCTTGTAAAATATTGAACTGTTCTTTCTTAAACTGTTCTTTTACCCTACTAAGTTCTTTCTTATCTACAGTAAATCCCCGTGAATATATCTTTGCCAATAAAACACATAACTCATTAGTCAATGCGCATATTGACTCAAGACAAGAATACTCCTCAGTATACAACTTCTTTCTAAGAACATCAGATAATTCTTGTGTAATTCTAACATCAGTTAAACAGTACTCTTTCAACTCCTCTCCTTCTATTTCATCAACAGCAACACCTTCTTTGAGTTTGTTCTTCATTAAATCCATCTTTTGATTATCAAGAGCATACCTCTCAGCAATCGCTTGTAATGAGAGTGGTTGTTTTTGTGCTCGTTGAAATAAGTATTCCATTAACATAGTATCAAATACTGGCCCGTCATATTTAAAACCACAATCCCACAACCAAATCAACTCATGTTGTGCGTTATGACAAATTATTACTGCAGCTTCATCAAGCTGTGCTTGAAGCCTATCTTTAGAACTAGCATCACTATGCGTACTATGATTAAACCAAAACACAGATTCCTCACCCGTGTCTTTTTTGGTACACACAAGAACAAGTTTGTTGTTTGGTGTAAATGGGTCAAGTAAAATTTTACCTGAAGGTAATTTTGTTATTGTGTTTTCAATGTCTATTGTAAGTTTCATGTTGTTTTCCTATGCTCTAAATGTTCCAGTTTTTGAATCAAATAAAGTAACTATTTTACCATGCCTCCCCGTAAGTTTATTCTTTAAAATTAACCAATGTCGTTCTGGACTATCCTGCTCTTGCTCCCCCTCAAAATTTTGAAGCATGGGGGTTTTTGTAATACAAAATAGTACGTCTGCCTCTGACGCCTTACCTGTACGACTGCCCTCAAGCATGGACATATCCACAAATACTTTTCCTTCAGCTTCTGCTGATAATTGTGACATGGCAAATATTGCACAACCATGTTGCTTGGCTATAATTCTTAACCTTACATAAACAGCTTTAAGTTTATCGTGTTGGGCTGTGTAGGTTCCTTCAGGCTGGAATTTATCTGCCATATCTGCCACAAGAATGTCTGGTTTAAAAAATTTA